GTTTTATCTAGAACAGCTTTTCCTTGTATTACATGTAATGCGAGATAATCTAGTTGTTGACGTGAGGAGTCGACGGGCGTGATAACGATCATGACATTTAAATGCGAAGGCGGGGCATTTAAACATCCAAAAGTATGGATGAGTAGGGTACAGCATAATGTTTGCCGAGGCCCACAAGCAGAGAGCATGGCCACACGTAGCTAGTGGAATGCAGACCTGCCGGATATAGTCTTCCAAAGACAACCAGATTGGGAAAAGGGCCCATAGTGAAAACCTTATTGGTGGAGTCTAGTCTCCATAATCTCTAGCGTTGGAATGTACGATAACAAACAACCCAAATTTCCTATTCCCCATCATGATTACAATTAGCAATAACGATTTTAGCGCGAAGTATGCTCTGGCCGGAGCTGCTATCGTTGCAATAGCTCGACAAGCCTTTATTGTAGGGAAAGCGATTTACCATGATCGCACCAGTGATTACTTGAGGTACAACAAGTTAGGAAATGGGCTGGCAATGGATAATCTAAGTGACGATATCCTTGCCACCACCCCCATCACCTCGCCAACTCCGCTCCTTTTCGGAACCATCCAAAGCACTAATTTAGTAGTTGCAGCACCAACATCAGTGACGGTATCAACACCATCCACTGGCAATTATATACGCAATGGAATGGAAATCGAAATGACTCCGGTCAAGGAAAAGAGGCATAGAAGGATTGGCACCCATAAGAAGCATAATTATGCGAGTGACGTTATTGCTGAATGTCGTGTTAGATTCGGTTGTCCTATTAACAACCCTGCAAATCGCATGGCAGTCCGACGTTATTCCATGAATTTAATGTATGCTCACGGGTTGAGGCCGACACATGTTTGTCGGGTGATTGATGACATCGTAGAAATGGTATTTCACGAGAGTGATGAGCTCAAGAGGAGCCGTCGCTTGCGAACCAGTTGGTTCGGTAGGGTTTTTGCCTTCCTAGGCATTAACCCGTCACAATCTAGTTGAGGGGGCTTGGTCTCACTTGATGGTAAGAGTCACACTGTTGACTTGCATGAGAGTAGAATGACCATCAAATTGAAACCAGGCGTTGTGCGGACGCGGAAGCTATACATATTATCAGGATTGAGTATGGCGGAGTCCGAATTGAATATAAATAATCCAGATATTGGGACGTTGGCAACAGCACTACACACGCGGATGTATCGGTGTTTAGTAAATGGGAAATATGAATTACCTCCCGCTGTTGACAACAAACACGTTCTGTCAACACTTAAGTCTTTTAGGAGAGGGCTGTTGGATAAAGTTGGGCATCCCACCAGGATTTCCCTCGACGATGTAGTTGAGATGTATACTGGTCGGAAACGCACAATTTATCAACAAGCGCTAGAAGAACATACTAGTGTTGGACTAAAGAGAGAACACGCATTTAGCATAGCCTTTGTTAAATGCGAGAAAGTGAACGAAACTAAGGCTCCCCGGTGCATCCAGCCGAGGAAGCCTGTCTACAACCTTGTTCTGGGATCCTATCTCAAACACATTGAACACAGGTTATATAGAGGAATTGCCAAAATGTTTGGGGATGGTCCAACTGTTATGAAAGGATACGACGCACGTCGTGTCGCCCACATTCTTCGAGGAAAGTGGAGACGGTTCAAGAAACCGGTAGCAGTAGGATTAGATGCCACAAAATTTGACATGCATGTAAGCCCCGAGTTGTTGGGTTGGGAACATTCCATTTATTTGGAAATGTACAAACAAGATCCACTTTTGAAACAATTGTTGGATTGGCAAATGCATAATATTGGCATGGGGTTTTGCGAGGATGGAACATTGTATTACACCGTTGATGGTAAACGGTTTAGTGGTGATATGAATACAGCGTTGGGAAACTGTATCATAATGTGTGCAATGATTTATGCTTACTTAAAATCCAAGAATATTGATGGAGTGCTTGCTAACAATGGAGATGACTGTGTTGTCTTCATGGAAAGCGACGATTTACCAGCCTTCCAGGTTGGATTAACCGAATACTTCATAAAGCTAGGATTCCGCATGACTGTGGAAGCTCCAGTTTATGATTTAGCAGAGGTTGAATTTTGTCAAGCACATCCGATCAGATTAGCAGATGGAGATATCGTTATGGTTCGAAATATACCAACTGTCCTTGAAAAGGATAGCATGAGTGTGTTGCCATTGGATGGGGAAAGTGTTGCTCGGAAATGGCTATATGCCGTTGGGGAATGTGGACTCGCTTTAACAAGTGGTGTCCCAATCCTACAGAGCTTCTACAGAATGTATATGCGTCATGGGTTATTAAGTAACATGAATGATGCTGTTTACATGCAGACTGGAATGAGAATGTTACGTGGCAAAATGGAATGCAAAACTGCACCAATATCAAACGTAACTAGAGAGGATGTTTTTATTGCTTGGGGGTTAACACCTGACGAGCAAGTGGCACTAGAAAATAAACTAGACACCCATGAAATCCTTTTTACTATCCAGTCTGTTGATAAACATACAGACTACCCAACAATATGGTGAAATTTCACGGCAACTACTGCGGACCGAATTGGAGTGCTGGACTAACACAACAAAGCGTCGTGAGTGACGTTCCAGCTACAGATGAGTTTGACCAAACGTGTAAGGAGCATGATGCTGCTTATGCGACCGGAAGTGACAGAAAGACTGCAGACTTGAGGTTTGCGTCCCAAAACATTTTCCGTGGTGTTAAACCAACTATAGCTGGCGTGCTAGTAGGTGCGCAAGGCCTCCTTCGGTCGCATGATAAACCAGACGACAAAAAGCTTATCGATCAAGACCCATCAACATTTTTACCATCAATCCTCCACCAAACCGCAAACATGCGAAGAAACGCCCCAACTCCACTACCTATCATGATTCCTTCCAGAGGAATCCAACCCAAGATGCAACCACCGAAGAAGGTTGTACAACGAGTTTCTGGATTAAGATCCGTAGTTGCGCCAGTCGCCTTTTCGCGACGTGTAGCTATGCAGCGCCCAACGTTCAACAACAAAGGAGCAACATCCATAAAACATCGAGAGTATATCGGTACTATCGCGAATAGCACGAGTTTCACAGCAACGTCATACGGGTTAAATCCCGGACTTCCAAATGTGTTTCCGTGGCTTTCCAACATTGCAGCCAATTATGACAAGTACAAGTTCAAATCATTAAGATTCGACTATGTGCCTGCTGTATCGACTAGCACCAATGGGCGAATCACCCTAGCATTTAATTACAATGCAGGTGATGGCCTACCAACCAGCAAACAGCAAGTGTTTTCAATAGCACCTAATGCTGAACAAGCTGTTTGGGCGGAGCTATCTTTACCAGTTCCAGTTATACCAGAAACCTTATATACAAGGGAGTATTTGGTGCCTGGATCAGATATCAAAACATTTGATATGGGGCAATTATTGGTCGCTACCGATCTCGGGTCAAACTCTAATACAATCGGTGAGTTATACGTAGAATACGAGGTACTTTTGGAAAAACCTCATCCTCAGTTTGTAACTACAACAGAGGTGTATAACATCACTACTTCAACCATTTCAAATATCTTCCCAACCACGGGAGGAACAGTGTACCTAAATTCCGGAGTATGGAGCTCTGCAACGATAGCTAACTCTCTAACCTGCTCATTATCCGGCAGGTATATGATTGTATTTCAGCTATCAGGTACCGTGCTTTCAGCTGCTAATTTAACAGCATCTGAAGGAACAATCACTGATTTTGGTTCAGGCGAAACTGTCATAGTCAACACTGCAGCAACAAAGCTGGAAAGTATTGGTATATATGACATCGTCGTTGACCCTTCATCCAAGAAGGCAACCATCTTACTAACACCAACCGCTACAACGGTTATCAAGTTCATGTTCTGGGCATCTATCCTTGATGCTAACACGACATACAACGACAACACATAATTCCGTTGATAATCAACGTTAAAAGAATAAACCAACTAAAAATTTACATAGTATATTATCTTACGCTACGGGCGCCTACGAGGGGTGCGACTGTCTGCCTGGTCAGCTAGCCTAGATTTTCTCGTTAATACTATATATATATTGTTGCACTTGTGTGGTGTAACATGCATATTTTCTTGTCCCAATCTCCTGTGGCCCATTCGTGGGGGGCATTACCACTTGAGCAGTTTGAGTCTGCAAATCCGCATCGGATAGATGAG